TGCTCTTCCGATCTGGAGGGGCGAATGACCCTGGAAACTCGGACGCTAACCCGTCCGGTTGAGGTCCGCGCCGCTGGTGACAGTGGACGGACCATCGCCGGTTACGCAGCCGTCTTCAACAGCACGGCGGATATCGGGGACAGCTTCCGCGAGATCATCGCGCCGGGGGCCTTTGCGGGCGCGCTGGGCGGTGATGTGATCGCCCTGATTGGCCATGACCGCAACCGCGTTCTTGGGCGCACCACGGCGGGAACGCTGCGGCTACGCGAGGACGACACGGGGCTGGCGGTCGAGATCGACCTTCCCGACACCACGGACGGGCGAGACCTTGCGGTGCTGATCGAGCGCGGCGATGTGTCGGGCATGTCGTTCGGGTTCGTGGTCACGAAACAGCGTTGGGACGAGACCGGGCCGGTCCCGACCCGCACCATCGAAGCGGTAGACCTTCGCGAAGTCACCGTTACGGCGTTCCCGGCCTATGACGACACGTCCATTGCTCTGCGCTCGCTGGACGACGCCCGCAAGGAACATCGCAAGCATCACAACCAGTCGGGCTATTCCCTTCGGAAAGCCCGCACCGAGATGACCCTCCGGGGTCTCTAACCTCCCACGCGACCGCGTGAGGCCGGGCCGGGCTAGATCGGTCAACCGCAGCGTCGAGACGACGCCGCACCTCCCATAGATGGAAATTCTACCATGAGCACTGAACTGCACGAGAAGCGCGGTCGCCTCGTTACCGAAGCGCGCGCCGCCCTGGACGAGATCAAGGGCAACACTGACGACAGCCGCGCCGCCGAACTGGAAGCGCGCCACGACACGATCCTGGCCGAGTTCGACAAGACCGAGGCCCTGATCGAGCGTGAGCGCAAGGTGGCCGCTCTTGAGGCCCGCGCCGAAGAGCAGCGCGCCGCGCAACGCCCGATCCCCGGTGACGCCGAGGCCCGCGCGCAAGACGTTCAGGGCAAGCCGGAATATCGTGACGCCTTTGTCGCGCTGGCCCGCGCTGGCTTTGACCCGCAGGAAATCTCGCCGGAACTTCGCGCCGTCCTCAAGGCCGGTGTGACGGAACTTCGCGCTCAGTCCACCACGGTCGGCGCCGGCGGCTACACCGTCCCCACCGATCTGGCCAACGCGGTTGACAAGACCCTGAAGGCTTGGGGGCCGATGTACAACGAGGACATCTGCACCGTCATCACCACGTCGAGCGGCAACCCGCTGGACTTCCCGAAGGTCGATGACACCGCCGTGGCCGTTGCCCAGCACTCCGAAGCTGCGGCGATGACCGACGACGGCGGCGTGGACGCCACGTTCACCAAGCTGACCCTCGGCGCCTTCGCCTACGACACCGAGTGGGTGCAGATTTCGATGGAACTGCTGCAAGACAGCGCCATCAACATCGAGCAATTCCTCGGCGAACTGCTGGGCGAACGTCTCGCGCGCCGCGTCAACAGCGAACTGACCGTGGGCGACGGCACGGGCGACCCGCTCGGCATCGTCGCGGCTTCGACCCTGGGTGTTACCGCCGTTTCGCAGACGGCGGTGACGTTCGATGAACTGCTGGACCTCTACCACTCGGTGGACCCGGCCTATCGCGCCTCCCCGAAGGCGCGCTGGATGTTCAACGACACCACCCTGAAGGCTATCCGCAAGCTGAAGGGCGGCGACGGCCAGTACATCTGGCAAATGGGCGATGTCCGCACGGGCGCCCCCGGCACGCTGTTCGACAAGCCCTACTCGGTGAACCAAGCCTGCGTGAACGGCGCGACTGGGACCAAGCCCATCGTCTTCGGTGACTTCGGGAAATACTACGTCCGCAAGGTCGGCGCTCCGGTGATCGGCGTGCGGCGCGAGTATTACTGGCCGAACATCGGCCTCGCTGGCGTGGTTCGCCTCGACGGCGATCTGATCCAGACCGGCGCCGTGAAGCACTTGATTCAGGCGTGATCCTAACCGGGGCGGGCTTCGGCCCGCCCCTCCATCTCCAGATGAAAGGCTAGGACATGTCCTACATTCAAACCGGCTACCGGAACGAAGACGGCGTGATCGTCACCCAAGGCCAGACTGCGGTGACGCAGGCCACCAGCATCAGCACGGGCGTCACCTGCAACGCCTACACGGGCGTTATCACCACGGTCTCGCAGACGGTGGCGGGCGGCGCTGAGGCTGAGTTCACCGTGACCAACGACAAGGTTGCGGCGACCGACGTTGTCGTGGCCAGCATCAAGACCCACACCTCGGCGGGCGACTTCATCGTGGCGGTTTCGGCCATCGCGGCGGGCAGCTTCAAGCTGCGGCTCACCAACCTCCACGCGTCGACGGCGGGCAACAACGTCCTCGTCATCAACTTCCTGGTGCTGAAGGCCACGGCCTGATGCGACTGCGTATGCTGACGGGCATTGCCGGGGCCGACTTTGTCGTGAACCCCGGCGAGGAAACCGAGCGGTTCAGCGGGGCCGAGGCTACGCGCCTTGTCTCCGCTGGATACGCGGTTCCTGTCAGCGATGAGGCTGTGGAGCGTGCGGTCAAGGCTGTCGCGCCGGAACGTCGGAAGGGGAAATCCTGATGTGGCGTCCGGTGATTGTCAGCACGGCGGCGACCGAGGAGCCGGTCCTTCTGCCAGAGGTGAAGCAGGCGCTTCGCATCGACGCGGAAGACGAGGACACGCTGATCGAGGGCTACATCCGCACGGCCCGCGCCTATGTCGAAAGCTACACCGGAACGCGGCTGGTCACGCAAACGCTGACCCTGCGAACGGACGACTGGGCCGATCTGGAAAGCCTTCCGGTTGCGCCGCTGTCCAGCGTCACCGGCATCACTTACGTCGATGTGGACGGTGCGACGCAGACGCTTGCAACGTCGGTCTACGAGGCCCGGCTCTACGGTCTGGAGCCGTCTATCGTCCTCAAGTACGACCAGACGTGGCCGACGATCCGGGGCGGGTCTCAGATCACGGTGACGGTCGTGGCGGGCTACGGCGCCGCAGGGGCGACCCCGCCGGAAGTGTTCCAGGCCATCTGCCTGCTGGTCGGAGACTTCAACCGCTTTCGCGAGACGGCTCAGGTCGGCAGCGTGGCGGGCAAAATCCCGATGGCGGCGGGCGTTGAGGCGCTCCTCGAAAATCATAGAAAGCACCTGATCTAATGGACGCGGGCGCGATGGATCGCCGCCTCGTGATCCTGCAACCCACCGAAACGACCAACGGCTCTAACGAGGTCGTGGAGACCTTCGCGGCGCTGACGACGGTATGGGCGCACAAGCACGACATCAGCGACGGCGAGAAGCTGAGAGCGCAGGAGGTCGGGTCTTCGATCACCACGCGCTTTCGCATCCGGTGGTCGGAGGCGCTTTCGGCCATGACGCCGAAGTGGCGGGTTCGGCTGATGGGCCGCACGACCGCGCAAGACCGGGACTTCGAGGTGACTGGTCTTAAGGAAATAAACCGCCGCGAGGGTCTGGAGATCACCGCGACCGCGAGGACCGATCAGGTCAAGCTCTACGAATAGGCACGCCATGAAAATCTGCATGACCACGGACCTGATGGGGCCGGATGAAAGCCTGCGGGCGGGCGAGGAATACGAACTGGCGGACCATCGGGGCGTCAGCCTTGTCAACGCCGGTTATGCGGTGGCGGTGCATCCGCCGTCCGAAGATGACGAAGCGCCGGGCGAGGTGGTCGAGGTGGCTCCGGTGGAGCCGACGCCCGACCCGGAACCCGAGACCCCGGCTGAAGACGAAACCCCTCCCCAGGCCCGCCGCTTCAAGCCGCAAGCCTGACCCCTACATCACGAAGGAATCTGACCGATGGCTGATCTGAGCGTTACGGCTGCAAACTGCGTTCCGGGCGCCGATGCCCGCTATCTGGACGGCGTTGCCGGCGAGACCATCGCCGCCGGGAAGGCGGTCTATCTGGCCTCCGCGACGAACAAGTGGATGCTGGCCGACAACAACTCGGGAACAGCTGAAGCCCGCGAGGCCAAGGCCATCGCGCTTACTGGCTCCTCGAACAACCAGCCGATCAGGGTGCAGACGGGTGGAACACTGACGCTCGGCGCCACGATGACGGCGGGTGTGGTCTACTACCTGTCCGACACGCCGGGCGGCATCTGCCCGGTGGCTGACATCGGCTCGGGTGAGTACGTCGGCGTGATCGGCGTGTCGACTTCGACGACGGTCATGTTGCTGGGCTTCCTCTACTCGGGCGTTGCGCTCTGATGAAGTTCAAGGTCGAGGGGCTGCGTGAGTTGGACGCGGCCCTGATGACCATGAAGCAATCGACGGCGCGTGGCGTTGTTCGCCGCACGCTGCTGAATGCGGCCCAGCCTATCGCTGACGACGCGGCAGAGCGGGCGCCGCGAGACACGGGATACCTGGGCGATCACATCGACACCGGCATCCGCCTTTCGGGTCGCCAACGCCGCGTGAGCAAGCGCGAAAGCGATGTGGAAGTGTTCGCCGGGGCGACGCGGGTAGATCAGTCCATCTTCGCCGAGTTCGGGACCATCGATCAGGCCCCGCAACCGTTCATGCGTCCAGCATGGGAAGCGGGCAAGCGGCAGGCCCTTGAAGACGTGAAGACCGGGCTCGCAGACGAGATCGCCAAGACGGCGGCGCGGGCGGCGAAACGAGCGGCGAGGGGCAAATGATAGACGCGCTCATCGCCTACCTGCTGGCCTATACCGCGATCACCACCCTGACCGGCCAGCGTATCCGGCCTGTCGTGCGTAAGCAGGGCGACGTCCCGCCTTGCATCGTCGTCGCCCCCATCACATCGCTGGGCAACTACTCCACGAACGCCCCAACGGACCTCTATGAAACCCGCGTGCAGATCGACTGCTACGGGCTGACGTTCAACCAGGCTGACACGCTGTCAAAGGCTGTTCGTCGCAGGCTGAACGGCCAGAAGTTCATTACCGGCGGCGTGGACTTCCAGGGGCTGTTTCTCACCTCGCTCCGCAACTCTTACGAGGCGGCGGACGCTGACCAACGTATCCACCGCGCGAGCATCGATTTTCGGGTCTGGCACTCAGAACCGAACGCCTAAACCGCCCTTTGGCAAGGCGATCCGCCCCGTCGTGATGACGCGGCCATCCCATAGATGGAGCCTACCCCATGGCCACTACTGCCATCGTCGGCAACGGCACGACGGTCCTTCTGGACAATGCCGCCGGAACCCCGACCTCCGTTGGCGAAGTCGTCGCCGTCACCCCCATCGCCGTCAGTGGCGGGACTGCTGATGCGACGCATCTGGGTTCGGGCGGCTGGCGCGACTTCATCGCCACGATCCGGGACGCGGGCGAGGGTTCGCTGACCCTGAACTGGATTCCGGGCGATGCCACGGACGTTCTGCTCCGCACCGCTGTCGGTGACGGTCTGGTCCGCACGCTGAAGGTCACGGCGCCCAACACGAAGTTCATTCAGTGCGAGTGCTTCGTGACCGCGTACGAGCCCGGCGAGATGACCCCTGACGGCAAGATGGAAGGCTCTATCTCCGTCAAGTTCACCGGCTCGCCGACCTACGGATAAGCAATCATGGCGAACTCTGTACGCGGCGAAGTCGCGTTTGAGGTCGAGGGCCGGGATTACAAGCTGGTCCTCGACTTCAACGCGCTCTGTGAGGTCGAGGACGTGCTTGGCGCGGACGGCATGGACCTTGCGCGACCGAAGGCCATCCGGGCCATCTTCTGGGCGGCCCTGCTTCGGCATCATCCAGACGTGACCGTGCAGGACGCGGGCGACCTGATCGGCGCGCTCGGCCTGGAGCGTGCTGGCGAGGTGGTCGCCGAGGCCATGAACCGCAGCGGCCTTGCGGGAGGTGACGGCCAAGCCGCCGCAAACCCTCAGAAGGTGGCGGCGCGGGCTTCGACTTCGAGGAAGCGTTAGGGCTCTGGATCGAGCTTGGCGGGGATGTGGATGCCTTCTGGCGTCAGACGCCCCGCCGCTTCCGCCACTGGCTGGACAGCCGCCTGAAAGCCGCCGTCGCCGACCATCGCCACAAAGCGTGGATGGTCTGGACCGGCGAGCAACTGGCGCGGGTCAAGACGCTCCCTGCGTTTGAGCGGTTCGTCGGGAAAGACCCGATGAAGAAGAAACAAACCCCCGAGGAAATGATGGCAATTCTGTCTGAACTCGTGGGCGGACCACCGGAGGCGCAAGCATGACGAACGCAGTCATCGGCGCGCTCCGTGTGGTCCTGGGGGCCGATACGGCAGCCTTTGAAAAGGGCCTCGACGGCGCGCAACGCACGCTCAACCGCTTCAATAAGGACATGCAGAAGCTGTCCGCGAAGTTTACGAGCGTCGGGCAATCGCTGACCCTTGGACTGACGGCGCCCATTGCGGCGTTCGGCGTGGCCTCGGTCATGGCGGCGCAACAGTCTGCGGATGCGTTCGCCCAGGTTGAGGCCGCGCTCAAGTCGATGGGCGGGGCAAGCGGCAAGACGGCGGCTGAATTGCAGGCGTCTGCCAAGTCGCTGCAAGACATGGCGGCCATCGACGACGACGAGATTCTCCGCAAGGTCACGGCCAACCTGCTGACGTTCGGCAAGATCGCCGGGCCGACGTTTGACCGGGCGCAAGTGGCGATTGTCGATCTGTCGGTGCGGATGAAGACCGACCTTCAGTCGGCGGCTCTGCTGGTCGGCAAGGCGCTAAACGACCCGATCAAGGGCCTGACCGCGATGGGCCGGGCTGGCATCCAGTTTACGGCGGACCAGAAGACGCTCATCAAGTCGCTGGTTGATACCGGGCGGACGGCGGAAGCGCAGGCCATCATCCTTGGCGAACTTGAACGCCAATTTGGCGGATCGGCCAAGGCGGCGGCAGACGCCAACCCCTACGCCCGCCTTCAGATCGCGTTCGGTGAGTTGTCTGAAGTCATCGGCGAGAAGCTGATTCCGATCATTACGCCGATGGTCGATAAGCTGACCGGCCTCCTGCAAGGCTTCGACAAGCTGTCGCCGACCATGCAGAACTTCGTCGTCATCGGCGGCGCAATCGCGGCGGCTATCGGCCCGGTCCTGATCGGCGTCGGGATGCTGATCTCGGCTGTTGGCACCATTGCCGGTCTTCTCGCCGGTCCCGCCGTCGCGGCGCTGGTCGCGTTCCTGGCGCCGTTCGCCCCGGTCATCCTCGCGGTCGGCGCGCTGGTCGCGGTGTTCGTCCTGTTCCGCAAGCAGATCATGCCGGTGCTGGAGGAGTGGGGCCAGACGGTCGCCGAAGTCCTGGGGCCGAAGATGGCCCCGCTGATCGAGGCGGCCAAGGCGCTGTTTTCTGCCTTGGGGGCCACGCTGGTCGGGCTGTTCGGCAAGGGCGGTTCGCTTGAAGGCCCGATGCAATTCTTCCTCGACATCGCGACGCGCGTTTTCAATGGCGTGGTATCGATTGTCGGGACGCAGATCGACGTCCTTACCGACATCCTGAACGCGCTGGCGGCCCTGTTCCGGGGCGACTTCTCGGCCATGTTCGGCTACCTGAAAGACGCTGCGGTAACGATGGCCGCGGGCATCGTGCGCGCGTTCGCCGCCATGTTCCCCGATGTGATTTCGTGGGTGCAGAAGACGTGGCAGGGCGTCAAGACGTGGCTGGTGGACAAGTTCACCGACGTCGTAAAGGCGGTGCAGCAGAAGATCGCCGCCGTCACCGGGTTCTTCAAAGACATGTGGGACGCGGTGGTCGGGCACTCCTACGTCCCCGACATGGTGGACGGCATCCGCGACCACTTCGCCCGGCTTGACAAAGAGATGGTCAAGCCCGCGCTGGAGGCTACTCGCAAGGTCGAGGAAGCCTTTGCGCGGATGCACGCGAGCGTCGATGTTCCGCTCCCCGGCAGCAAACAAAACGCGCGCGGACCCAATGCGCCGGCCAACGATCCTGGCCACGACGGCGCATCGCCCAACCTCACGGTTTGGGGCGGCAAGGTCATGTCCCCGGAAGCCGTTGAGCGGATGCGCGAACAGTTTGTCTCGTTCGGCCACAGCTTCACCGATGCGGTACGCGCGGGCAGGCTCAAGGACTTCTTCGCCGACATCGCTAACCGCTTCGTGGATAAGCTGGTCAACGACGGCCTGAACGCGATCTTTGACGCGATCGGCAAGACGGGCGGCGGCGGTGGTGGCGGCGGCTGGATCGCGGCGATTGCCTCGGTGTTTGGCGGCGGCAAGGCTCCAGGCTTTGCAACCGGCGGGTCGTTCACGGTCGGCGGATCGGGCGGGACTGATAGTCAACTCATGCGGTTTTGGGCGACGCCCGGCGAGATGGTCAACGTGTCGCACGGCGATCCGGCCAACGACCGTGGCGGGCGAAGCACGAACGTCTTTGACATGCGCGGCGCGGTGGTCACGCAAGACCTGCTGAACCAGATGAACCAGATTGCGGCCCAAGGTGACGCCCAAGTCATCGGCGCCATCGCCCGCGAGAAGCAGCGCGGCGACAAGGCCAGCCGCTACACGGTGGCGAGGGCGCGGCGATGAGCGTTACCCTCCCCACCTCGCCGCAACCCCGCTCCATCACGCCCCGGCTGGTCACGGTTCGGGCTGACCTTCGCCCGGCGTTTGGCGGGGCTACGCAGCGGATCGCGCGGGCGGGCTCCCATTGGGCGTTCGACGTTGAAATGCCGCCCATGACCGCCGCTGACGCGCTGGAGTGGGTCAACATCCTGCACGAGACGGACACCTGCATCCTTCAGCTACCGGAACCGGGCATCACCATCGGCTCGCCGGGAACGCCGCTGGTTAACGGGGGATCGCAGACCGGCTCCTCGCTCATTACCGATGCCTGGGGGGCAAGCTACGCCATCCCCAAGGGCAAGTTCGTCGGCGTGTCGGTGTCGGGGCTTCAGTACCTGTACCAGACCACGACGGCGGTGACGGCGAGCGGGGGAGGTGCGGCGACGCTGGCCCTTCGCCCGATGCTTCGCGCGTCCCCGGCTGACAATGCGGCGCTGATTATCAACCCGGCCACGGTCGAGGGGTTCGTTACCCTTAGCGACGGGTCGATGAACATCAGCGTCAACCGTCTGGTCGAGGGCTTCACGTTCACGATTGAGGAGCGGCGTTAGTGGACGCCACCCTTAAAACCGAGTTTGAGGCGGCGGGCCTTACCACCTTTACCGCTGTGTCCATCGCGCTGTCAGGCGGGACGATCTACCTTGTCTCTGGCGGCGCTGACATCACCATCGCCTCGCAACTCTACACCGCCTACCACGCCACCTATGGCGCGCTTGGTGAGGTGGACATCATCAACGACGGCATCGACGGCCAGACCACGCGGGCGAGCATCACGCTTCACCCGCCATCGTCGGCGGCTATCGCGGCCCTGTCGGCGGTGGGTGAGCAAAGCGCGCGCGTCTACGTCTACCAGGGGGCGGTGAACACAGCGACCGGCGCCAGCATCGGCACGGTCGAGACGCTGTTTTGGGGTGAGCTGGATTACCCCAGCCTGTCCATCAGCGAGGCCGGTTACGCCCTGACGATGGAATGCGGGACCGAAGAGGCCCGGCTTCTGGAGCGAAACGAGGAGCGCAAGCTGGTCGATAGTTTCCATCAAGCCTGCTTCTCCGGTGAGCTTGGACTTGAGAAGGTCACGGCGCTGGTCCGCAAGGTCTACTGGCGTGCGTCCTCGCCGTCGAGCAGCGCGTCCAGCT